TTCGTTTGTCTTTATCCGAAGGAGCGAGAATTCAAGCTGGCTCCGAGATGCTTTGCGATGTTGTGCGAGGAGATGAGATCGGCTCTCGCGAATAACGAACATAATGTTGCGACCGTGCTCAAGCTGATATCGGAACAGACCATGACAAAGTCGAGGGTCGAAGAGGACATGTACTTTTACCGCATGACAGCGCCGGCAAACGCCGAGCTCATCGAGCGGATATATCTCGAGATAGATCTCACAGGGTGGAATCAGTTCTGGAGGAAGTTCTTAGTCGAAGGGGCATCTCACATCCTCGAAGACATCTTCGGGACGCACAATCATTTCTCCTGGATCCACAAGTTCTTCGAGGAGTGTTTGATAGCTCTCAGGGTCAGCGGATATGAACCGACCAAGAACGACAAGGGGGAATACGATGATCCGAATCTCGCCTGGAGAGATCACCTCGGAGGCTTCGAAGGACTCGCTCAGAAGCTTTGGACGTTTATCACTCTTGGAGCAATTCAAGTAGCGATGGCAGACTTCGACGTCGAGTTTTCTCTCGCGGGCCAAGGCGACAACCAGGTTCTCGCGATTTGGTGGAAGAAAGGAGAACACAACGCTGCCAGCTTGGCCGAGAAGATCCTCGACAGAATCAAGACTATCTTCGAGCGCATCAACCACGAAGTCAAGGTCGAAGAGTGTCAGAGGTCCCAGACGGTCTTAACCTTCTCGAAGAAGGTTTGGATAAACGGTGTCGCTTACTCGACGGAGCTCAAAGCTAGTTCTCGACTCTATGATTCGGATGTAGCTGACGAACCTTCGCTCACGAAGGGTTGTTCAAACATCTCTTCAGGGACGATCATGGCGAGCTCTCTCTCAAGGAATCCAATCAAGTATTCTGTCCTGAGCGTGCTGCACCGTGCGACATGGCTCCTCGAAGCGACGAGCGGAGGAGGCCTGTGGCCGCGATACCGGAACAAGGTCGACAAGATGATGATACCGTTGCTGGTCTTGCCCGCTGCGTTCGGAGGAACAGCGACTGATATGCTTCCTTCGTACGTCTTGAGGGGACAGTCGGATGTGCTCTCCTCGACGGTCGGCTGGACTCTGCGAGCAGCGCGCAATTCGCAAGGAGAGATACGAGATTTCCTTCTGGGCCTGCTTGCTGCGATAGAATCGAAGGACGCCCAGGTAGTGAGAAGGAAACCTTCGCCCGTCGCTCT